TCGAACACCAGCGCAAGCAGGCCGTGATGACGATCCTCGCGGGCATGTTCGACTCCTTGAGGCAGTACCGCAAGGAGCATGGCAAGCTCATGCTCTACTACATCACCAACTTCTTGGCGGACGGTCGGCTGATCAGGATCGGCGGCGATGACGACGCGCAATACGTGCCGCTCGTCCACAAGCCCGGCCTCATCCAGTACGACGTCATCGTGGACGACCAGCCGACCTCGACCAATTCCAAGGAGCAGGCGTGGTTCGCGCTGACCCAGATGATGCCGTTCCTCACCCGGCTGCAATTGCCGCCGCAAGTCATGCTGGAGGTTCTCAAATACTCGCCGCTGCCGACCTCGTTCGTGGCCGACGTGAAGAAGGCGCTGATGGCGGCGCAGGCAAACCCGCCGCCGCCCGATCCCAAGATCATCGACAGCCAGAGCAAGGTGCAGGTGGCGCAGATCGAGGCCAAGACCGATGCCCTGCGCGCCCAGACCGAGTCGCAGACGGAGCGTGCCAGAGCGCTGGCGCAAGTCGCCTCAGCCAAGGCCGAGGCCGATCAGGGTGCGGCAGAGGTCGCCAAGTCCAACGCCGAGGCCTTCGCCACGACCGCAGCAGGCATCAAGTCGCTGGCCGACGCGCAGGCCGAGATGCAGGGCCCGCACTTCGACGCGATGCAGCTTCTGATGGACGCGCTGCAGAAAGAGCATGAGAACCGGCAGGGGATGGCGCAGCAGGGCTTCGAGAACTCGCTGACCTTGCAGCAGCACACCGCCGACATGAGCCAGCAGCAGCAACAGCATGACGCGGATATGCAGCAGCAACAAGAGATGCATAACGCGAACCTCGACAACGCACAGAACCCGCCGCAGCCGTCGAACGGACAGTAGCCATGGGCTTCTTCGACGATCCGTCGCAGGGCGCGGGGCCGCTCGGCAATGTGATCCAAGGCTGGAACGACTGGGGCCAGTACATGGCCCAAGCCAATCGCGATGCTTATGCGCAGCAACAGGCGGCGCTGCATGCAAAGCCGCCGCCGCCGACGAGCTTGGGCAATGTCGCGCACGATGTCATCGATCCCTACACCAACGCCGCCAACTATGTGATGGGATCGCTCGGGCCGCTCACCGCACCGATGACCGGCACGCTCAAATATGCCCACGACATGGCAGAGAGCGTTGGCCCCGGCCTCGGCAATGCCGTCGATGTTGCTTCATTGGGCGATCCGGCGATGGCGCCAGAGATGCTCGCCGCACATCTGCCATCCTTTGGCTCGCTCGCGGCGCACATTGGACAAATACCGGAAGCCCTTGCGCATCTGACAAATGCACCGGAGACGCATTTCGGATCGCTCGCCGCAGCAGCAGCCGGGGGTGCCGCGCCAAAGCTCAAGGCTGCCGCCGAGGCCGCAGAGACCGCTGCACCAGCGGCAGCAGCCCCGCCGCCCGCCGATTTCGCTGCCGCTACGCCTGAGCAGTTTGTCGCAGCGCGTGCCAAATCGGCACGCAGTGGCTACCTGACGACGGCCACGGCTGACGATCTGGCCAATCACAGTCTTTATCTCGCGCATGACAATAAGGTCGGTTATGCGCTCGATCCGCAGGGCGATCTGCAGAATGTGTTCAACAACGACGGGCCGCGTGGCGCTGGCCAGCAGGCCTTGGTCCACGCCATCAAGAACGGTGCGACAACGCTCGACGCTTTCGACGGATACCTTCCTGATCTATACAGCAAGTACGGGTTCGTGCCGACCGGACGAATGAAGTTCGATCCGAAGCAAGCCCCGGAAAAATGGAATTTCGAACGCGACGGCCAGCCGGATGTCGTGTTCATGAAATACGCAGGAGGTGATCGTGGCAGCATCGGAAGTCGGGCGCGGAGCTTCCCCGAATACAATCCGAATGCCGGGCGCTATTACGATGACTACGATTCTGCAAAGGCTGACAGCCGCGCAGCAGACGTGGGTCAAACGGTTGCCGGAACCGGACCAGCAGGCCTTCCTGCGCTTGGTGAACCGCAAGGGCCTGAACGAGGTGCTGCAGCACTGGGATCGCTACAAGGAGGAACTGGAGTACATCCAGCAGACCTTCGGGGGCTTCCCGACCTAACACCAAACCCAACGGTGGCGCAGCTTGGCGGCGCGCCGCCCGCACAGAGCAGCGGTCTCTTTGATCTCAGCCGCTTGAGCGAAGCGCCAAACGTCCCTCAGTTTCCGCTACAGCGTTACGATCCGCCGCGTGGTGTGAGCCCGCGCGTAGCCGATCTGGTCACGAACCAGAATGTGCGCGACCAGATGCTGAATGTGTTGTCGCAAGGCGAGCAGCTTGGCGGTCGTGCTTGGTACAACACGATGCCCTTCTTGCACGAGTATCAGAGCGAACTTGGCAACGATCTTGGCGAGCAAGGCTGGCGGCGCCTGATGGATTTTGTCGCTGGGTCGTCACCGCGTTCGCGCGTGGCGGACAATGTCCGCAACGCCACCTACTACGCCATGCTCGACCGACAGGGCCTGCCGTTGCCTGCGATAAATCCAGAACCTTATGGCCATCTGGCGCAGAAGCTGCACCGGCAGAATTTTGCGACGATACAAGGCGGCGGCTGGGATTTGCTCAAGAACCCGAAGCCGCCCTCCTTCTCGCAGAACCTCCAAGGCAATTACCTGCCGGGGACGATTGATGCACATGCGCTGAAGTTGCCCGCCATGCTGTCGCAAGACCCGCGCTTTCTGGAGACGGCATTCAGGGCCAACGAGGATGTCCCGCCGATCAATGTGCGCCAGATGGTCGAGACCGGCCAGATGCCGATGAGCGAAGCGCTGCAGCGCCCTGCCTATTGGTCTGCGATGCCGAAGGCGAATGAATACGCGGCGCTGGAAAATTATTATCGCGGCCTCGGCCAAGAGATGAACACCCCCATGGCGACGGCGCAGGCACAAGCCTCGGGATGGCTTGGTGGCGGCGACATCACCGGATTGGGGTCAGACCCCAACAAACCGTTCATGAGCTTTCTCGAAGATCGCATCAACAAGACCGCGCAAAAGCTGAACATGGACCCGCGTGATGTGTTGCGCAGTGTGATCCGTGGAAAAGGGTCGCTGATCTCGCTGCCGCCTGCTGTGCTTTTCGGCACGCTTGGTGCGGGAGCTTTGCTGCACCAACAGCAACAACCGCCGCCCCGAGAATACTGATCCCAAAAAACCAAAGGTGACCACATGGCCCGCTCTCGCGGCAACGCCGCGTTGCTCGCGCAGGAAAACCTCGACCTGACGCCAGAAGAGACGAAGACGATGGAAGAAAATCGCACCACCGAGATTGAAGAGAAGCAGCAGGAGCAACAGGAGCCCGCCTCTGGTGGGTCGGAGCAGCACACGCCTACCCCAACTCCCGCGCCGACTACACCAGAGCAGGCTCCCGCTGCCGCAGCGACGACAACCGAACAGCAGCCTGCCGCCGACCAGAAGCGCATGGTCGAACTCGGTGCGCTGCACGAGGAGCGTGAACGGCGCAAGCAGGAGGCATCGCGCGCCCAGAAAGCCGAACAGGAACTGGCGCGTCTTTCGGGTCGCTTCACCACGCTGGAGGAATTGGCACGCGCCGCCGCCGCAGAGCAGCGTCCGCAGCCGAGATCGCCCGACGTCGCTGTCGATCCTGTCGGTCACTTCCAAGCCGAGATCGCCAAGCGCGATCAGCAGATCGCACAGTTCGAACAGTGGGCGCGCGAGCAGCAGCGCTTCACGCAGGAACAGGTGCAGCGCCAGCAGCAGGAGCAGCAGATCATCGCGGTGCGCACGCGTGCCGTCGCCGCCGAACAGGAGTTCGCCAAGACGACGCCCGACTACACCGAGGCGGCAGACTACGTGCAGCGCGTGCGCAATGCGCAGTTGGAAGCCATCGGCTTCGCCGATCCCGTCCAGCGCCAGCAGCAGCTTGCGATGGAAGCGCTCAACCTCGCGGTCAGCGCCGAACAGCGCGGACAAAATGCTGCGGCGATCATCTACCAGATGGCGAGGGCCACCGGCTGGACACCGAAGTCGCCTGCAGCAACTCCTCATAACACCGCACAGCAGCATGCACCTGCTGATGGTGCGAAGAAACTGGAGACGGTGGCGAAGGGACAGCAGGCCAACACGTCGCTCGGCAAGCTCAACGGACAGACGGCACCGGCTGACACCTCTCTTGAAGCGCTTCTGAAAATGAGCGATGAAGACTTCGACAAGGCGACCAAGGGCGACGCTTGGCGCAAACTTTTCACGTAAGTCGCATTCGGTAATCGGTTCTCCCGTCAGCAGAACCACCCCGCTTGCTCCGCGTCAGAGGGCGATTCGCAGTCCCCGCGTAACCGGGACGCCAATCGAAACCGAACGTTGGAGCGCGACGTGGCCACCACAAATTTTGGCGTCAACGATCCCCTCGCAGTGAAGCTGTGGAGCAAGAAGCTCACGGTCGAAGTGCTGAAGGAGACGTGGATCATGTCGTTCGCTGGCACGAACAGCGACAGCATGGTGCAGATCAAGGACGAGACGCAGAAGAGCGCTGGCGACAAGATCACCTACGGCCTGCGCATGCAGCTTGTCTCCGCAGGTGTCCAAGGCGATGGGACTCTGGAGGGGAACGAAGAGGCCCTCGTTACATATTCCGACGCCGTGCTGATCAATCAGTTGCGCAATGCCGTGCGCTCCGCTGGACGCATGAGCCAGCAGCGCGTGCCGTTCTCGGTGCGCGACGAGGCGCTCTCCGGTCTTCGCGACTGGTACGCCGACCGCTTCGACGCGTCGGGCTTCAACCAGTTGTGCGGCAACACCGTGCAGTCGAACACCTCCTACAGCGGCAACAACGCGACCATCGCGGTCGACGCGGCGCACCAGAAGTTCATGGGAGGCGCGGCGAACGATCAGGCCATCGTCACCACGGCGACGATGAACCTCTCGATCCTCGACTTCGCGGTTGAGACGGCGAAAATCCTCACGCCCGCGATCCGCCCGGTGCGCACAGGCGGCAAGGAGTTCTATCTCGGTTTCCTGCATCCCATTCAGGTCACCGACATGCGCACGTCGACCTCGACGGGTCAGTGGCTCGACATCCAGAAACAGGTGCTCACGGGCGGCGAGATCGACGACAACCCGATCTTCGACGGCTCGCTCGGCGTCTACAACGGCGTGATCCTGCATTCGGATTACCGCGTCACGCAGGGCGTCAACTCCGTCACGCCGACGCTTGCGGTGCCCAACGTGCGCCGCGCGGTCATGGCCGGTGCGCAGGCGCTGATGCTCGCTTACGGACGCGACAACGGCCCCGGTCGCTTCACTTGGGTCGAGGAACTCTTCGACTACGAGAACGAACTCGGCGTGTCGGTCGGCTGCATCTACGGGATGAAGAAGACCGTCTTCAACTCTGCGGACTTCGCCGACATCGTTTTGTCGACGTATGCCGCGCCGCACTAAGGAGGCTGAACGATGGCCACCAACTACACGACGGGCTCGAACAAAGCCCCCACGGCGACCAATCCGAAGTTCCTGCAGGAAGGCACGGTCTCCGTCCACGCAATCTTTCCTGTCAACGCGGCGTTCGTGATCAACGACACCGTGCTGATGATGGTGCTGCCGGTCGGCGCGACGGTGATCGATGCCATCCTGTCTTCGGATGGCTCGATGGACTCGGGCTCGACGCTGGCGTTCCAGATCGGCGATCAGACGCTCGCGACCCGCTACATCGGCACGCATGCGGTGGCTGCCGCCGCCGCGCTGGCGCCGTACCACATGGATCAGGGCCCCGGCTCTGGCTTCGTCATCACGCCGACCACGAACCAGATCATCGCCAAGGTTCAGGCCGCGCCGACCGGCGGTCAGACGGGCGCCAATCTGCGGCTGTCGATGATCTACAGCATGGACCCCTAATCCTGCGCGTTCTCCACCAGCAGGGGACTAAGGGCGGCTTACCAGCCGCCCTCTTTGTTTGAGGCATGACGATGAAGCTGACCATCGGCGTGCCGTGCATGGATCATGTGCCGACCGACTTTGCGCTGTCGTTCGCCGCGCTCGCGACGCTGACCGGCTCCTACACGATGCCGTTCTCCATCGTCGCGCCGCGCCGCATGCCGGTGGCCATGGCGCGCAACATGATCGTCGAGCAGGCGCTTGGAAATAAGTCGAGCCACCTCTTGTTCCTCGACAGCGACATGACGTTCCCGAACGACGTGTTCTACCGGCTCAACACGCACGCCAAGCCGATCATCGGCGCGTATGGCTGCAAGCGCCGCTTTCCCATCGAGCGTTGCGGCAAGCCGCTCGACAAGTGGACCGACACCGGCCTGTGCGAGATGGAGAACATCGGCATGGCCGTGTGCCTGATCAACATGGAGGTCTTCAAGAAGCTGAAGACCCCTGCGTTCTCGCCCAGCGAGGACGCCAGCGAGGACGTCGCGTTCTGCACGAAGGCGCGCTGGGCCGGTCTCAAGATTTGGTGCGACGTCGATCTCTCAAAAGAGATCGGACACATCGGCACGCACATCTTTCAGGAGTGAAGCAAGGAGAAGGACATGAAGGACAAGACACCACACACCAGCGGCACGACGGCTCCGCACTCAGAGCGGATCGGCGGGCCTGAGAAGGAAGGTGCCGGTGAACTTCGCATGGCGGGTCACATCTACGACAACCCGCAGGCGAAGAAGACGAAGATGAAGCCTGCAGGCGGCAAATTCGAGGGCGGTGCGAACTCGTACAAGCCGCCCAAGATGTCGACCTACGACGAGGAGTGATCCTTGTCTGGTTCTGGCGTCGTCGACACCTCGACCTTCGCTGACATGCAGAACCGCATCGCGGATGAACTTGGGGGAAGGGGCGATCTCCTTCTCCCAAGCGCGAACATGTCCGCGTCCCCGATCCAGTTGGCGATCTTCGATGCGATCCAGCGCTGGCAGAACGACCGCTTCTGGTTCAACGAATATCGCACCGCCAACGCGTTCACCACCGTCGTCGGGCAGGAGTGGTACACCGCCACCGACTGGCCGGACATCGCCACCATCCAGCACATCGACAAGCTCTCGGCGCTGATCAGCGGCAACCGCTACTTCATGTCGCCGCGCACAGAGCAGTACATGGAGGACGTCTCGATCAATCCCAATTGGTCGGGCCAGCCCAAGGACTACAGCTACTACAATTTCCGCCTGCGCTTCTATCCGATCCCCGGCGGCACCTATCCGATCAACGTCGAGGGCACGCGGCTGTTCACGCCGCCGTCGCTGGGCAGCGACACCACGGTGTGGACGACGGTAGCCGAGGCGCTGATCCGCGCCACCGCCAAACTCTACCTCTACCGCGACACGCTGCAGGACGACGACCGCTCGCAGGCGATGGCGAACGCCATGAACTTCGAGATGAACAATTTGCGCGCTGGCACGGCACGTCGCTCGGCGACGCGGCGCATGCGCGTGACGAACTTCTGATGAAGACGCTCGATCCGCTCGTCGTGATGGTCAAGGACTACTGTCCCGACCAGCCCGAATACGCGCACGGCGTGTCGAACTACGTCATGGGCGTGGTGCCGCGCGCCGAGGGCTCTTACGGGCCGTTCCGAGACTTCCAGCAGTACTCGTCGTCGGCGTTGCCGCTGCGCCCGCAAGGCGCCTATGGCGGCACCGATCCGTTCGGCAATGTCAGCGCCTTCGCCGGGACGGCGACCGATCTCTACCAGATCACCGCTGGCACGAATAACTGGACCAATGTCAGCAAGGCGCCTGCCGCGTACAATTGCCCGGCTGACCAGATGTGGTCCTTCGCGCTGTTCAACGCGCGCGTGGTCGCGGCGAACATCTCCGACCCGATGCAGTCCTTCATCCTCGGGACCAACACCCAGTTCTCCGATCTCGCGGCCTCGACCGCGCCCAAGGCGCGCTTCATCACCACCGCGAAGAACTTCCTGATCGCGGCGAACACCTACGATCCGGTCGGCGGCGCGGCGCCGTGGCGGGTGTGGTGGTCGGCGCTGGGCGATCCGACGAACTGGCCGACGCCGGGGACCATCGCCGCTGCGACGGTGCAATCCGACTACAACGACACGGTCGGCGAAGGCGGCGCGATCACCGGCATCGTGGGCAACCTCGGCTCGGCGGATGCCGCCGTGTTCTTCGAGCGCGCCGTCTGGCGCATGCTCTATGTCGGCCCGCCAGCGATCTTCAACTTCGTGCCTGCGGAAGGCGTGCGTGGCACGGCGGCGCCGGGCTCCATCGCGCAGCTTGGCTCGGTCGTCTTCTATCTCGGCGAAGACGGCTTCTACATGTTCGACGGCACGCAATCGACGCCGATAGGTGCGGAGAAGGTCGACCGCTCCTTCCTCGTCGATCTCGCGCCCAACGGCCTGCGCCGCATCACGGCGGCTATCGATCCGATCCTGAAGCTCTACGTCGTCTCCTATCCCTCCGTGAACTCGGCGAGCGGCACCCCGGA